GACTATCTGACCCGGGTATACCGTTTCTCCTGCGGTAAAGTCGTTTATAACTCCCTATTCAACCTTGCCTTTGTTGATAAAACACCAGTGAATAACTTGAGCTTCTTGATAGGGCTTTAGATTTTCTCTTATCCATTTATGGACAAAGTACATTTCTACTCTTTCAAGGATTCTTTTAAACAATCGCATACATAATCAACTCCGTTCTATAGTTATCCAGCCATAAGACCTTTCCATATAGTTCCTTTCTTTATTGCACTTACCGTAGACTGTGTTATACCGTATTCTTTGGCTATTTTATGTTGGCTTCCTGTTGCGTTATATATTTCTATTGCTTGTTGTCTGCTAAGTTTTGCCCACCAGTGCTTTTCTCCTTTTGGGGTGTTGTTTTTATGCCTTCCTTTTGTCATCTTGTCTTTGACGTTATCCGCGTTCGTTCCGAGAAAAAAGTGTTCAGGATTTATGCATGACGGGTTGTCGCATTTGTGTAAAACTTGCATTTCGTTTGGTATTTCTCCAAAGCACTCCTTCCATATAAATCTGCTCATATGACTGTATTTGTTATCCTGTACCAATATTGGGTATCCTTTTTGGTTTCTGGAATGACTCGTACAATTCCAGCATCCATTTTCATCAACTTCCCACATAATCGGTTTTCTTCCGGTGTGTTGGTTGTATCCCATTTACAACACCTCCTTTAATCTTTTGCTGACATAATCTACATCATCATCTGACATTCCGGCATGATAAGGTATTGCAAGCGTCCTTTCGCTTATCTTTTCTGCGATAGGATACATTCCTCTTGCGTAACCTTGTTCAAGATAAGGTAATTGTAGATGAACACACGGAAAATAAGCCCTTGTATCTATGCCTTTACCTGCAAGATACTCCATTACTTCTTTGCGATTGTCTGTTTCGATGACAAAAACAAAAGGATTGAACTTTCCAATCCTTTGACTTGGTGTTATTCCATTGTGTCTATAACGTTCTACAACCCATTTACGTCGCTCCAAGATATCATCAATATGTTTCATTTGGACTATACCTATAACGGCTTGTAAATCAGTCATGCGATAGTTGAAGCCCATTATAGATGATTCTAACCAGGTATCCCCTGGACTTCTGCCTTGGTTTCTGAATGCCCTACAGTAATCGTTTATATCTTTTCTGTTGGTACAGATTAGCCCTCCTTCTCCGGTAGTCAAAATCTTATTTGCGTATAATCCAAATACCATTGCGTCAAATGGGCGGTCAAGTTTGTTCCCGAAACTTTCACATGAGTCTATTATAAATGGCATGTAATGCAGTAACTTGTTTGTGTTGACCGGAAGTCCTAGAATATCTACAGGCATAATCCCTTTGATGTTTATATTGGATTCAAGTTTATCCAGTATTTCGCTTGTATTTATATTATACGTATCCCTGTCTACATCGCAGAATAAAGGCTTTGCACCAGCCGCTTCTATGGCGAATACTGTAGCTATAAAGGTATAAGGCGAAGTAATAACCTCATCACCCTGGCCTATGTCTAAAGCTTTCAGGCACATATAAAGCCCGGCCGTTCCGCTTGATACTGCTATGGCATACCTAGTCCCGCAATAATCGGCTATCGTCTGCTCAAATTCTGCCACCTTCTGGCCTTGGGATATCATGCCGGAACGAAGTACCTTGTCTACTTCTTGGGATACTTCATCTATGTAGGGTAGATAGGATGGACGGGATAAGGGAATGTGTTTATCGAAGAATGAATTAGTTAAATAATATTCTATCATGTGACCTCCTTCTTATATCTGGTACATTTGTCGCCTTTTCTTTTATGTCTTTCCTTGTGGCACCCATACCTATAGCCTTCATCTGTTTTGTCGCTCCAATACCAATAGCAACTTACGCATAAGTCAGGTTTACCGGCAAGAAAACGTGCACCGCAATAATCACACTGGCATTCAACCGGACTGCCAATCACCAAAGTATTCCGCATGGCAGAAATACATCTATCACAGGCCATATTGTACCTCCTTGAATGAATTTTCAATTTACGTTAAATGCGCAGGATAAAGTTCCTCAGTTTCTTCTTCGTAAGTTATCTGGCAAAAGTCCACTGATAGAAATACCGGTGGAAAACATTTATGGGTAGAAAGAAAGACGTTTATCCTGTTTTGAAATTCTTCATTCGTTTCTATGTTTCTAGTACACATGCTCCAATCTTCTATTCTTTTTATTAATTTTACTTTCATGTGGCCTCCTAAACTATACGCGTCATGCCGCCAAGCAGTCCGCGCTGATATATTTGTGTATCGTGTTTTTCAATTTCCAGTATCTTGTCAGGTAATTTCTTTTTGAGCGTATCGTTTACAGCTGCCCCTGCTTCTGCTATTGCCATATTCGCTATTGCTTCGGGTGATATTTTAGACATAATTTCATTGTAGTTATTAGCTAGAATATCGGTAGCAAGTTGATCGGCTACAAGTTCGATATTTCTTTTTTTAATGGATTCGCCAAAAGCAAATAATTCTTCTTGCTCAACAGCAATTCTGTATTGTTTGCCCATGGTGCTATGGTTAAATTCTTCCGTTATATGCATGTTCTTCCTCCTTAAACATTATCTGTGGTTTTAGGCAATACGCCAATATCTGTTACAAGATAAATTCCATCATACCTGCCGTATTTTGCGAATGGCTTTTCACACACAGGACATAACATTTCGCTTCCTGTTTCTGGTTGTTTGATTGTATTGTTTGCAGGCATAAAGTCAGATGCTCTTGCAAAATCATGTGTTTTAGGTTCCATTTGCATGTTGTATATATGGTTATTACAATGCGGACAATATATTTTTATCATTTCTATAATCCTCCCGGTGGTTCATTCTGGTGCATGACGTAGTTTAGAAACAGTAGTATAAATAGTACTGTTAGGTAGACGATAAGGTATATATGCCATTTCATGGTTAATCCTTTCTATTGTGTTGCCTTTTCTGGCTCATCCTGCATGTCTTTTATTCATCGTGGCAATAGTTGTCGTCGTTTTGGTTCCATTCATATAGTTTGTTCAGCATTTTGGATTGCTTTGATGTTTCGCATCCTTTCTTTTGGACTATATACAACAGATATTCATATATGTCTCTATGGTAGTCTATAACCTTACCCACCATTACCACCCACCTTGAATGTTTTATTGACCGAAATTATAATCTTTTACGTCTTTCCATTTCTTATTGTCCAGCACCCGGATACGGTAGTTTTTAAACATGGTTTGCAGGACTGTATTAATTCGATTTCCCTTGCAGAATAGCCATGGATTGATGAAGTATTGCCTACCTTTGCTGTTTTTACCCTTATACAAAATATCCTTCTTGATAAGACTGTGTATTGTCTCATATACGGTCCCTCGTGCCATTCCTGACAGCTTAACTAAATCTTCAGTACCTATATCTATACCGTTCTCATATTGCAAATGGCAGTCATTGAACGATATGTATGGCACTATGGAGAACAGAAGAGCTTTCTCAGACATGTTTAAATCTTTCATCCATTTCTTGATTTCATTTTCATGCCCTTTGAAATAATGCTCTATCTTCCACTCCTGGACATTCTTCAAATAGTCTATTGATTGCTTTCTCACCGTCCTATCCCCTTCATAAAGTTCATTCAATATTTCGCCTGTTTCCGGATGTAACACGATGCCTTTTATTGTTTTGTCTTTTTTGTCCATAAAAATTCACCTCTCGAAAGTATTGGTGTTACTGCGTTTCAAGACCATATGTCCGTGTAGTGATATATGAAAGGGGGTTATATGTATCATTTGACGGACATATGAAAAAATCTTGAAACCCTATACGGTACTGGATTTGAGCTTGTTTTTTTGCGATTTGGTCCCTCTTTATCTTAATTCAATCTTAGGAACACAAGTTGACCTCAACTTTCAGTACCACTGTTTTGAGGTGAGATTATTGAATCACTCCTTTCTATGGTCAAATAAAATCTAATGTAACATTTTATCTATTATGTTACATTAATAAAACCTTGAAATGCTTGATATGACTGCATTGTAATTTTAGGCTTACAAAAACGATATAATTACAGGCTTAAAACACAACATATAGTGGTATGGGTATAAAAAAAGAATCCCGAAGGATTCTACTTTTTGAAATATGTTTTAAATCCAGGTTCCTTTTTAGACTCCGGATTTTCCTGCCTTTTGACTATGGGAGCATCGATTACTGTTGTCATTTTCTCTGGTATTTTCTCTTTTGCATTTCTTTGTTCTACCGCTTTGCGGATATAGTCGCTAAGGGATTCACCCAGACTGTCGGCAATGGCCTCTGTTTGCTGCCTGAGTTCAGGCGTAACTTTGAATGCTATTGGTTTGCCTGTTTTACGCGGAAGCATCAGCAAGACCTCCATATAAAACCGTTTTTGTAGTCCCTGTGAAATTCCTTGCAATACATTATTGTATACACGGCTGTTCCGTATTCATCCGATATTGTTGTCTGTTCTGCTTTTTTGTACTCAGTTTCCCAAAGTTTCACTATCTTTGTCATATTGACAGCCTCCTTCAACTTGATATTTTACATTGTATCACATTGTTATACGGTTGTCAAATGTTGTTTTACTTTGCATTACGCTAGTCGACGTTTTTGCGTTTTATTATGTCCAAGAGGGATTGCTCGAAACCGATTGTGACTTTGTTGTCCACCTCAGTTTTGTCGGTGAACATGCCTAGATACCGCGCCATACTGTCGAGAGCGGCTTTTTTATCTGTGAGTTTATACTTTTTGGTATAACCTACAAACTTCCTGTCATCTCCAAAACCTTCATATACCTCCTGAATATCCAATCCAGCCAATGCTGCTGCTGTTTCGTCATCCAATTCTGTTATATCCTTTGGTTTTCCATCGGCATCAAACAGATTTCTTGGGTCAAAGAAGCCTAGCTTGGCATATTCTTTTAATACTCTTTCCACTGTAATCATGTTCCTTTGCCTGAAGCTCTCTTTTAGTTGTGTAAGTCTTGAGGACACCTTGCGGTCATTGTATAGTCTACATGCTTCTTCATCTATACTTTTATCTGTCATGTTCTGGCAGTCATATGCACTCTTATAAGCTTCCCTTTGTGTCAATCCTATAAACAGCCCTTGCACAAAT